GCAACCTGTTCCCAAGATTCACCAGCGGCCATAGCAATAATCGGCTTATCCCACCTCTTGCCCTTCCAGCTATCAGGATACCTGCCTGTCAGGTGGTAAGCAGTCTCATAAGTGGACGCAATGGTCTTGCCAGCACGGTTGGCCGCAATCATTCCTCGACGGGTGCTACGTGCGCCTGTCTCAAAGAACTTTTCTTGGTACTTAAAAGGACGAAACCACTTTAGGGTGTTGAACTGCATGTCTTGGGCTAACTTAGCCCGTGCAGACATCATCTTTTTCTTTTGTTCGTCAGAAAGAGCATTAGCGGCTCGCTTGCCGCCAGCCAACTTAACTAAGTGCTTTAACGCCCGTTCTTTGTAGATCGGGAGTATGTAATCACTTGCTTCACTTTTTGCCATATCGGTCCCGAATGTCGAGCATGATGTCGGCAGCAGAAGCTAAGTAGTAGACTTCTTCGGGAGTTAGTCGGCAAGAGCCTTGGAGGTCCTTTTGCAGCCACTCCAAGGTCTTACGGGCACACACCTCTGCCTGTCCAGACAATTTCTGCTGGAAGATAGAAGAATAGTCTTCCATTACGCCCAGGGGTCAGCGATGTTCTTAGAAGTGACCGACACAATATCTCGGTCAATCAAAGGCCAGATACCAGCGCCTTTTTCACCCACCAAGTAGGTGTACAAGCCCTGTCCTGTCTTTGTAAAAGTACCGTTAGCGTGGCGCATCACCAACTCTTCGGTACGGGGGTCCATCCATGTGTACTTCTCAGGCACATTCTGGCCGTACTTGTTGATGCGTGAGCCAACAGCCACTTGCTCAAGGGGGCCCATCACCTGATAAGTGATAGTTCCATCAAAGTATTTCTTAAAGTTAATGCCGACTTTGCGGTCAGACTGTGGGTCTAACGGGTGAGGCATGTTAGTCGCACCAAAGAAGTGGACTTGGCTTTCTACCGGGGGAAGGTCTTCACTGCGGGGAGGCAGTTTGCGTATTTCGTCAACAGGGATCAACTCTTTACGGTCAACGTAAGGGTTTTCGTCTGTCAAGAATTCTGCTGGGACTTTCTTTCCCTCAAGTGCATTTTTTGCAACTTGGTACTGGTCTTCTTTAGACTTGCCAACAAGATCTAACGCAATCTGTGTCTTATCGTACACAAACTGCGCTAGTTCTTTAGCCGTGGGTAAGTCTGCCTTTAAGGCTTCAATGTCATACGTTGCCATGCTTTTCCTTTAAACGTTTTTGGGTGATTTGATAGTCTTAAATTGACCACGTTGATGAATGTCATTAGTCTGTGGGTCAGACAATGACGCTCCTACAAAAGCATTTCGCACAGCGCCAGCAATAGTAGCGCTACGCTTATGGCTTTCGGAGAACTTAGACAACTTGTCGTTGATGCCCTTGCTCAAGCCCTTAGACATCTTTGCGCCGCCAGAGATTACTTTACCGTAAGACATAGTCACCTCAAGCCAAGTAAGAAGAGTTGCGGTAGCCATCGTTGTTGCCATAGCTAGCAGCAGGACGAGACACTTGAACTTTTTGACCACGGCCTTTGGTTGCATCGCAGCACACAGCAGGAGCACCTTGGTGACCTTTGCTGTAGGCAGTAGAACCTTGAGGACGGGTAACAGAAGTAACGCCGCCAGTGAGTTTGGCAGGGTCTTTAGAGATGTTGCCTTTGCGGTTGGGAGCTTGGGCCATCAAGGTGGGGGCATTGTTGCCAGAGGTATATCCGCTCATTTGGAACCTTTCCGTTTATGTTCAGCGTCACGTTTTACCGCATACGCAATTGCCACCGCCTGCTTCTGAGGCTTTCCAGCCTTGATCTCAGCTTTGACATTCGATTTAAAAGCCTTCTCAGACTTTGACTTCTTCAACGGCATTTTAGACCTTTCTTAAAGAATCGAGGAATTCATCCAGAGCATCGTCAGCCGTTACATCTTCTTCTTTCACCAGATTCTGTACATGCTCAATAGAGATGACAGGGGCCCTAGACGATTCAAAGGTAGCCAGCTTTTCGGCAATCTTAGCCTTTTCTTTAAGATCAAGCTCATCCGACTGCATAGCCTCGATCAAGACTTCCATAGCGGTCTTCAAAGGGGGTAGGCCCTTTTCTACGTGAGCTTCGTTAAGTTTGTTAAAAAGCGCACCATATTCAGTAACTCGGTTGACGACGCTCTTTGGGCGGCCACCTTTGTTAACAACCCCTGTCGGTGCAGTTCTGCCCGTAGCCAATCCCATTGCATGTTTCTCAGCTTTCTTTGCAGCACGCTTTTGGGCAGCATAAGCTCGAGCCTGCGCTTTTTTATCCTCCGAAGAGACATGCGATCCCTCTGGTCTTATTGGTTGATCAAACATTTAGCAGCTTCCTCTGTCCTAATCCAAGCATAGGAACCATTGACAGTAAACCCACGCTTTTTGTGAATCTTCATAAACCCATCGTGGTCCGAACGGATAGAAGTAGAACACACAACAGGAATTCCCCAAGTATGCGCCCAAAGGATGTGTTGGTCAATCATCTCATTAATCAGCTTAACCCTCTGTCTGACACTCAAGCTCAGATCAACATGATGAAACTTGGCATTACTAATCTCTTCGTTAGAGTAGGTTGTATAACCGCCCCGGTCAAACCAGCAAAAGGCTTTTAGGTCATCCGGGTCTTCGACGTGGAACCATCCGTGGTCTGTAATCTTTGTACCCCGGCAGACCGCAATAAACTCCCGACCCTTGTTGAACAGTTGTTCAGTAGTAGCCACGGTAACCCGGTGACGGAACACCTCACGGTTCCTAGTCAAGATGCCATCAGCTTCATGCCCAAACCAGCCATCAGCCAAGTTAACGATGTCTTCAACATCATGTAGTGGGTGAGCAAGTGACCATTCCATCATTTAGCCCTCCGCAAAGCTTCTTCACGGTAACGGTTGTACTCACGCACAAACATCTCGTCAGTCAAATCTCTAATTTCGCCTCTTTCAATCAATCGAACAACCTTAGCTAATCCGACAATAAACCCGCCAAGTAGGAAGTTCAGTCGTATAAGTTGCCAAAAGATCAAACCCAAAAAAACAAACAATAACCACTCATATTCCATACATTACCTCGCAAAAAAAATCAGTCAGGCACGATTCGGTCTTCAACAAAGGCATACAGGAAAGCCAGAAAACTGTACACGTCAACATCCTCGAACGCTGGCTTAACACCCAACACGGCTGAGGACTGTAGGGCGTTACTCGGTCATAAAACCCACCCCACCCTCTCGGAACTGCAGCAACAGTCAATCCTCATGCGTCTTGGTTGTTGGTGGCTGGTACTGATCTCCAGCATGAACATAGTCTCGGCAGCAGTGCGAACCGATTGCACTTTCAGCGT